GGCTGCGGTACTCATTAAGCTTCTCATTGACTTCATGCCGAACATTTACTTCCGGCTTTTGAACCTGCTCTTCCATTTTATTCTCCTGAATTGCAGTTGATTCATTACCGGAAAGATCCGGCTGATAGTTTCTGCCAACTCCAACAGTAGAATCGGCAGGTATGGAAACCATTGAAACCTCCAATGGTTTGAAGGAACTCACCCGATAAAGCGGTTTGTCTTTGTAGCCGTTCTCGTCTTTCGTCATTCCTTGTATCTGGTATCCGATTGAAACGTTGCCTCTGATTCCGTCAACTACGTCACGATAAACTTCCTCCGCCAAACCGTTTTTGCTGAAGCGGACTTGCGCTCTAAGTTTGTCGTTGTCCATGTATGCCTTTTCAACAACTCCAATCTGCTGTCTGGCGTCATGGTCTAAAAGCAATGGTGCTTTGCCGCTGGACATGAATTCCATGTCAACGCTTCCGGCATTGTGTTCGAGAACTTCATAGCCGAATTCACGTTCAACCGGATTTGTTGAAGATATGCTCATCATCACGCGACGGTCTGACTCGTCATCCATCATCCGAACGCTTCCGGTTCGGTACTGAGTTTGAACTGGTAAGTCTCGCGTTTCGACTTGTTCAACTTCTCTTTCTTCCGGCTCTTCTGCGACTTGTTCAGCCTTGGCAAAAGCCACAATGTACTCGTCATTCGTTTCTTCAACGTCAATGACATGCCGCTCAGTCATGCTAGTTAAATCCATAACTCTCTCGCTTTGATTCACGATTTTTTCACTCCAACTTTTGCCAGCATCCCCACCCCACAAAGCCCAGGCGATTCTGCCATTACTTGGATAGCCTTTTTCGCCTGGTCTGAATCCTTCGGCTTTTTTGTCAACTTCATGGCGAGCAAAAAAAGACTTCATTCTCTTCACGGTTGCCAGTGGCAGGCTCTTGCCGTTGCTGATGTCTCTGGCGCGAGCGATACCTACAGACGTTCCGCCTCTGCCAAATTCTCGTCTCCACTCTAGGCCACGATTGGCCTCGGAAATCATGCCCTCGGTTGGCTTGTAGCTTTCTGCCATTACTCGACTTCTGGCTCAACTGGTCCGTGTGGACTGCCTAAAGGCTCAAAGGCTAGGCTGATTCCGTAGCGTTCCGCCATCAGCTTGTCGTTCTGCATTTGCTGGAACACCTCTTCGACGTCTCTGCCGTATTGTCTGGCAACGTCATTGAGGCTTTTGAAGCCATTTCTAACTGCTTCGACTTCAGCTCTGATTTCTTTTGCTGGGTCCACCCAAGAAAAGCCTCTGCCTCGGAATTCCAAGGTGTTTGAAAATTTGTCGTAGCGAGTGATTGGGATTGGAATTGAGCCGGAAGTCATCGACATTTTCAGCCACTCTTGAGCAACAGGTTCGCAAAGGTGCTGAATCAAAAAGCTTTGAATCTGACGGTATAAATCGCGTTCTTCTAGTGCGCCTTGCCGGATGGATGAGTAGCTGACGCCTTCGAGGTTGTTGCTGAGACTTGTGTAAGAAATGCCAAGTCCACTGGCAATGCCTCGAAGAACACCTTTGTGAAATTCAGCGTAAGCACTGGTTGGATGGCTAGGATTCCATTCTTGAAACTGCATTCCAGCCGGAAGCTGTTGAATTGAACCAGGTTCGCCTGACATGATCTGGTTGCCGTCTGCGCTTTCGTCTCCAATGAAACCTTCACCATCAGGCGAAACTAAGAAGCCCATTTTTGCGGCTGCGGTTCGAGCTGCAATCAGTTCAGCTTCTTCATAGCCTGAAAGGATTCTCATTCGCGTCATGGCTGACGCAAACCAAGAAACGCCTCTCGTCTGTTGCGCTCGGTCTGGCAAATAAATGTGCAGAATGTCTTCAGCCGGAACTCTTGTCCGCTTGTCGCTTCTTCGTTGTCCAAAGGTATCGAACGGATGGCCTTGGCCTAATTTCAAATAGTACGCTTGCGGTGCGTCGAACTCGTCAAGTTCAACACCCATCACCACTCTTCTGCCTTTTGGTTCAGTCGTAAAGTATTCTTCGTCGAGGTAATCCGGCTCTAGCACTTGAAGAGCGAGTCCGTCACGCCAACGTTTGCCACGAACAAAACGAATCAGAATCTCGCCATCGCGACAAAGTCCTTGAATGACCAATCGCTGAATATCTAGCCAAGATTGACGCTGATTTGCTGAACAGGATTTTCCCCAGCGTCGAAATGCTCTTTCAATGATTTCATTGCCAGCAGCGTCAAGTTGCCCGACATTCGGCTCATTTAAGTTTCTGGCGCGAGACTGAAGCGTGAAGCCATGCTCGCCAACTACATTGCTTGACATCAGTTGCAGGTAGCGCCTGGCGTAATCGTCATTGCGGCAAAGTTCTCTGGCTCTGTCTCGTAGGCGTCTAAGCGAATATTGAAGTTCTGCGTCTGAGCTTGTGGTTGAACCAACAAAATCCGCCAGGAATCTTGAACCTGCTGCTCCGTCATATCGACGCTTTTTCTGCTTTGGGCTTGGATTCTCTGGTGCTGGCCTATGCACTCTATCGGTGAGCCACCACATTGCCTCTTGAATCATCCGGCCCTCCTGAACTCAACCTTCACCAGATTACCAGGACGTTTACCTGCTCTTGCTCTAGCTTGCTGATTTTCTTTAGCAACCTCTTGTCTGTAGTAGTCGCGCCACTTCATCAGGTCTTGAATTGAAAGCTTCGTCAGACTGCGGTTCCCAATCGAATACTCTTCAACGTCATTATCTGCGCGGCCTTCCAATAGGGATTCAATCTTGTCACGCATGAGTTCGGCATGAGTTCTGGGGTCGTGGTTGACGTCATAGTCATAAGAAATTTCCCAGTGTCCTTCTAAGACTTTGATTTTTTCTGAATCAGTGGTGCGAGTTATCCAAGCTTGCCAGTGAACGTGGCCTTGTGGGTAGGTTTGTGTGGTGCTGGAAGAGACTTCGATGAAGTAGGTGCTATCTGCTTCTGTGGCCTGAATCTTAAACTCAGTCGAAGAGCCACCATGTGAGCGAGCAATATATTCTAGGGAATACGAATCTGGCGGATAGTCTGAAGCGAGATCGTCCTTGCGCCAAAGCCAGCGTTCACCAGCTACGAGACGGTCAGGTTCAATTGTGGGGTAGTTTGCGCGGTCGAATTGATTGGTTGCCATGCGCTACAAATAGCATGGCTAGTCAAGGTGGGATGTTTAGACTGTTACTTTTGTTTCTTTTGTTAATTTAGCGAGGCAAACAAGTCTAAACAGTTGGAATGGCTTTCAATTCGCCAGCGTCCGCCAACCTTCATTGACGGAACTCGTCCAGCCTCACACCATCGGTAAACCGTCATTGGTGTTACGTCTAATTCGTGCGCCACTTGCTTTGGCGTGAGGTATCTTTGGGGATGTGGTCTTCTTTTCATTAAAACCTTTGAATCCAAGATTGTGGTCTTCGTGCAGGTTTCAAAGTTCTTCGTTGTGGTTGTGGTTCAGGTTGGGCAACGGTTTCTTCAACAGTTTCATGTACTTTAGCAGTTCTTTGTAGTCTTTTCCAATCCCGAATGTTTAGCGAAGACAAGGCTGCTAAACTATAAACTAAACAATCCAAGGCTTCATTGCGTGGTCTGATTTTTATCCACTCTCTGCGAGGAAAGCCTTTGTGGTACTTGGTGACGATTTTTTCAGCGGTTAATTGGGCAAAGTATTCTTCATCTAAGTGCCTCGGAAACCGCAACGCTTCTGGTCCGCTTGCTATTCTGAGCCTGCCAAAAATCGCTTGTTTTATCGTATCCACCCCAACCGGAAACAATTTGATTCTGCCAGAGTTGTTTCTTGACGGTCTGCCGATTGGTGGCTTGCCCTCACCTCCCACGCCTTTGATTGCATAGATTCTCGAGGTGGTTCTGCTTCTGACGAATTCATAAACCGCTTGCGTAAAGTGTCCACCTGAGTCGATACAAGCCGCTTGCACTGGCAGTTCGTGACCATCGGCACAACGCCAGCGTTCTTTGAGAAGTTTGTCTAATTGAATCCAAGTTTGCGGTGCGGCTGGGTCAGAATGAAGGATTTGGTGGTCGAGAATGAATCCTTCATTGTCCTTGCCTGTCCCAAGAAACGTCACTTCTAGCCTGTCATCTTGAACGTCAATACCTGCCGTAATCACTAAGACTTCTGAAGGCGCTGGTGCTTTGTAGACTTCTCGCCTGTTGTACAAACCATGCTCGTCTATGGTTTCGCCTTGGTCTTCCCATGTTTCCGCAAGATAAACATTTGTCCAAACCTTCAACCGCTCTGGGTCACTCTTGACTTCCAGAAATCGCGTCACCGCATCAACCAGACTGACCCAAGGCGAGTATAAACCGGATAAGTGATAGCCTTTGGTCTTACGGTGTGGGTACTTCTCGCGCCACTCGCCTGACTGTAAACTGGCTAATCGCTCGCCTTCTGTCCAGGACTTTTGGCACTGCTCGCATTCGTAGTGAGCAGTTTCCGGTTCGTTGTGTTGCCACCGGACGTTTGACCAAACCAACCGCTGAAATTCCTGGCAATGTGGACAAGGCACAAAAAAGAAGGATTGGCGCGAATCGTCAAAAGCCTTTTCAATGCGGCTTACGCCTTTCAGTGTTGGGGTACTGGTCAGAAGAATTCTGCGAGAGTGGGCAAAGGTGACGGTTCTTTGAATCGCCAGGTCTACTGGATCGCCTTCGATTCCTGCCGAATGTTCAAATCGGTCAATCTCATCTGCGACTAAAAGACGAATGGCTTTTGAAGCCAAAGCCGTTGCAGTGGTGGCTGGTGCAAGCGTGAGTCGTCCGCCTACAAAACTTCTATGCAGCAAGGTGTTCTGCTTGTCACCTCGCTTTGGGTCTTCAATGATTCCGTTGAAGCAATCGGCATTGGCAAACAACGGTTGCAATCGGTCTTTTGCAAACTGCTTGGCAAATTCGATATTTGGTAAGAGTAGCAGGATTGGGCAAGGATCAGAGGCAACGTGATAGCCCAGCAAAGACAAGCAAGCCTCGGTCTTTCCGGTCTGCGAGGCAAACATCAAAACAACGGTGTTGGTTCCGTCATCAAAGGCTCTGAGCGGTTCGCGCAGGTAAGGCGTTCGGGCTAGCGAGTAATAACCAGCTTCAGCCGCTGATTCGTGCGTCAGCTTCCGGTTCGTTTCCGCCCAGGTCGGAATGTCCTGCTGAACTGCTGGCTTCCAATTCAGCAAGCTGCTCTGCAATCGCGCTACTAACGCCCATTGTCCTGAGTCTTGCGGTAATATCTGTTGATGCAATTTCGGATTGGATTCGATTGATTCCATCAGTGAGTATTTTTTCAACTATTCGGTATTCGGATTGACCAAGCAACAACGGTGAAAGTCTGGTTGGCATGGCCTGAAGTTGTGACTGCACCGATTCGAGAATGTTGACCAGCAGCTCAGTCGCAAAAGAAATGTCAACCACTTGGCCTTTGGCGAGCTTCAGCTTGAGTTCCATTGTTTCAGCGTCAGCTTTCCAACGTCTAAGCTTTGCGTCATCAAGGCTGATTCCGCCTGCCGCATACTTGTCCACCCGTTGCTTCAGAAACCGGATATAACCACGAATGGATTTGAGCGTATCCCAGCGGTTGTGATCTGCCTTGACCAGCCAGCCTTCTTTTGCCAGTTGGTTCAAGCGTTGCGGTGTCAAGTCTAGGTAGCCACTCAAGGTTGCTGTGCTGCAAGTGTTCATGCTTTTCTTTCTGCTTCTACCTCGGCAAATTTTTTGCCACTACTTTCCAGAATCGCTTCCTTGCCTGTGAATTGCTGCCAGCGTTTGATAATTACGTCGCAGTAGGCGGGGTCAAGCTCCATCATGAGGCAGTGGCGGGATGTTTTCTCGCAGGCGATAAGAGTTGATCCTGAGCCGCCAAAGAGATCAAGCACTGTGGCGACCTTGTGATTGTTTATAGCCCGTTCTGCGAGTTCCACTGGTTTTTGCGTTGGATGAAAATTATTAGTTGCATCACGCTTCATCTCCCACAATGTTGCCTCTGTAGATGCACCGCACCATCTAAGAGTTGAACTCTTGGGCTTCCAGTAAAGGCAAGGCTCGTGGCGCTGCTTGTACTGCGCGTTCATTGAAGCATATTTGGCATTGATCTTATGCCAAATAATTAAGGCGTGAATTTGACCAACCGCTTCAACTGCTTGATAAAGCTTGAGAGGCTTTGTATCAGCAAACCATGTGTAGCAAGGACCATCGCAAAATGAAGCAATCAACGGGATGACATTAGCATAGATTTGATCGTCAGCATCATTGGCGAGTTTTTCGCGTTTGCGTTTAATGTTAACATCACCACTGTGAAAATGCCCGCCTTCGTAGTTGACGCCATAAGGTGGGTCGGTGAAAACCATGTCAGCCTTCTTGCCGTCCATAAGGCGTTCAACGTGCTGCGGGTTTGTGCTGTCGCCACAACGCAATCGGTGCTTGCCTAGAATCCAAAGGTCACCTTCTAGCGTGATGGCTTCTTCTTCGACTTCTGGCGTTTCGTCTTCATCGGTCAATCCGTCTTCAGTTCCTTCTGCAAGCAAAGCTTCAAGTTCGTCTTCACTGAATCCGGTCAGGTCTAGGCTGAAGCCTTCTTCTTCCAGCTCGCTGAGTTCTAGTTTGAGCAGGTCATTGTCCCATTCGGCTTCCTGCGCCACTCGGTTGTCAGCAAGTCGATAAGCTTTGATTTGTTGCGGTGAAAGGTC